CGGAAACTGAAGGTGCTATCGCTAAACAGATGGCAGAAGCCAAGAAAGAAGCCGCTGACCAACAAGCAAGAGCGAATGATCTATTATCAAAACAAAATGGTTATGCGTTAGAATATCAACGCATCATCAATGGTACTGTTGGTCAATTAGATGAGCAAGCAAAACGCACAAAACTCATAGCAGAGATCGATAAAGAAACCAAATCTAAGATAGCAGAGATAGACAAACAGATCAATGAAGAACGAGCCAAAGGTATCGTAAGTAATGATCAATTGATCGCACAATTAGAACAACAAAAAGTATTGGTCACTAAGCAAGCCGATGCTATGAAAGTTCTCAAACAAGTTGAGATGACTAATCTTGAAGCACAGATCGCAAGAAAAGATTATATCACTCAGCAAAATGAATTATTGAAATTGCAATTAGATAATGCAATGGAAATATTGCGTGCCGATCAAATGCGCCAAGTCATAGCAGGTGAGATATCTGAACAAGATATGTCTAGAACATTAGAAGTCGCTAAGATACAGATCGAGAGTGCAAAAAAGGTAGCCGATCTAAGGCGTGATCTTGAGAATGCTACTAGCCAATTAGAGAAGAACAGGATATTAGAGAGCATAAGTCTCGAAAATCAAAGAGCGCAGGCTGCTATCGATGCTAAGACTCGTGAAATAGAAGAAAAGAAAGCATTAGAAGAAAGTTATAGCGCAGGTGTAGTGAAAGGTCTTGAGAATATCGCAGAGCAATTCAAACCAATTAATGTAGCGCAAAAGGCTGTGACTGATACATGGGGATCAATAAGCAATGCTGTAGATACATTCGTCAATACCGGCAAATTTAAATTTAGTGATTTTGCAAGAAGTATTATTGCTGATCTTGCCAAAATTATTGCCAAAGCGGCAATATTTAATGCTATTAAAGCCGGTTTAGGTGCATTTGGATTTAGTTTGCCTGGCTTAGCACAAGGCGGTACTGCAAATGCAGGCCAACCTTATATAGTAGGCGAACAAGGTCCTGAATTATTTGTACCTAAAGCCGCCGGTACTGTAATACCTAACAATGATATATCTAAATCAGGTGCAGATATGAATACAAATAAAGGTATAACAAATGCACCAGTCACAAATAATTATAATACATATAACATCAATGCACTTGATGCTAAGTCAGTTGCCCAATTATTCGCAGAAAATAGAAAGGCAATTTTCGGAGCAAATAAGATGGCAGAGCGTGAGATGAGTTACGCAGGAGTAAGATAATGGCAGCAGGGTTACAAACAATTATTGACAAGGCAAATGGCCTTACTATAGACCGTAGAAAAGTTGTAGGTGTACAGATCACACGCAATGAAATACCACGCACAAGTTTGACGCCAACTAAACAGCCATGGCGTTTTAAGATCACAGTACCTAATAGTTTAAAATATTATGATAATCGTGATTTATTAGAAGCACTAGATACTATAGATCGCTATACACCGCAAACTGTAACATTTAGTAATAATAGTTGCTTAAGTTGGATATTTAGATATCAAGGTGCTATGACCTCAGGTCAAATTAATAGTATAACAGTAAAAGCAACTGGTGGTTTTATTGGAAATCAATTAATATTAGAAAATTTGCCTTCAGTTAGTAGTAGTACAGTTTTATTTGAGCCAAATGATTTAATACAAATCGGCTCTTATACATATCCTTTTACAAGTACTACACAAATATTACGAGGAAGTGGTAGTTCTGTAACAGTTACAACAAATAGACCAAATATTATTTCTGGTGCAGTAGGTGGCGCAAATATTACTGTAGGTAATGGGTGTACATTTAATATGTTTTGTCCAAACATGCCTACGTATAAATTGATACCAGGAGGTTATGTATCAGGTAGTAATTCAACTACATTAAATAATGCCTTGTTAGAATTTAGTGATGATTTTGAATTATATGAATGGGTTGGCACAGCATGACACAAAGTATTCCAGCAGTTAATAATACTGTACAAATTAATAGTGCTGAATTCGTTAGATTGACGATCTATAACGAATATCCATATACACCTAGTGCAAATTTAAATATAGGAAATACTTATATTATTAAAACATCAGGTAATACCAATTGGACTAGTATTGGCGCATCAAGTAATGCTGTAGGTACGTATTTTACAGCAAATGCTAATGTTGCAGGTACAGGAACTGCCGCTAATGTTACAATATTAACTTTTAGTTCAAGTTATAAACCAGAAACAATAGGTGCTTATGTATATGATCCATTAGGTGGGCTCTTAAGCGTAGGCAGTCAAACAAGAAATCTTAGAGCCACTTCAGGCGAAACAACAATAGCATTGAGTGGTATAGATGGTAATAACATTTATACAGTATTAGCGACAAATATACGCGGTAGTGAAGTAGAGATATTGCGTGGTTTTTATAATAATAATATGGTTTTGAGTAATTCATATCCGCGTTTTCGTGGTATAGTAACAGGTTATGGCATCAATGAAGAACGACAAGATCGTGATGATAATTTTACAGTTAGTGTAAGTGCAAGTAGTTATAAAACTGTATTAGAAAATCGTATAGCAGGTAGAAAGACTAACAAAGAAAGTTGGAATTATTTTGATCCAACTGATACTAGCATGGATCAAGTCTATGCATTATCAGGCGTAAATTTTGATTTTGGCGTAACACCAAAAACAGGTACAGTAGTACCAGGCAATGGTGGTTTCCCTATAGGACCTGGTGGCGGAGGACCTATAATAGGACCAGGCGGAGATGTATATCAACCATGAAGATTAGAAAAGCAGATAGATTCGATCTACCATATTTCACTAAGTTGATACACACCATCAATGATAATGATGATTTAGGTGATGTCATACAAGGTGAATTAGATGATATGCATCTAAACACCATATTCAGTAGCGTTCTTGCAGGTGCAGGATTATGTTATATCGCAGAAAGCGATAATAGAGTTGGCATGATCATGGGCATCATAAGTCCTAACATATGGGCTCCACAATATTTGTTCATGCATCAAATTTTATATTATGTACACGAAGATTATAGACATACTCGTGCAGGTTATATGTTATTCAAAGAATATGATAATCAATGTACTAAATTAGTTGAACAGAAGCGCATACATCATGTGACATTAAGCGCACCTAAAACTATTATTGATATGGATTTTGGTCGTTTTGATTATGAATTAAGTGAAAAGACATGGATCAAAAAAGGTATGAGACATGAGTAAAGTAATTAAAGCAGTAGTAGCCGTAGCAGCCGTAGTAGCCGCGGTTGTATTGACAGGAGGCACCGCATTAGGTGCTATAGCAAGTACCATTGGTCGTGCTTTAGTGACTACTGCTATAAGTATTGGTATAAGCCGCCTTGTGGCAAAAAGAGCCAATACTGCCGCTGACGCAGGAGGTGATGGCGGTGCAAGAATTCAATTACCTCCTGCTACAAATAATAAATTACCTGTGATCTATGGTAGTGCATTCATAGGTGGTAGCATTACAGATGCTATGTTAAGTACAGATCAAAAGACAATGTGGTATGTTGTAGCATTAGCAGAGGTCAGCGATGATCAAGGTGGTGGCGGTGGTAGTTACACATACGATACAAGCAAGATTTATTATGATGGCAAATTAGTACAATTTGGTACTAATGGTGCTGTTACAGGATTGACAACTAATACTACTCCTGCGCAGACGGATACACGATGTAATGGTTTTTTATACATATATTTGTTTAATAATGGAAGTAATTCAGGAGTTAATACAGGTGGCCTTACCGCATCACAAATTTTAAGCACAACAAATGGAGTACCTGCAAGCCATGCATGGGGCGTAAGTCAAACTATGAACAATTGCGCTTTTGCAATAGTTAAAGTAATTTATAGCACAGATGCAGGTACCACTAATGCAGGTCAATTGATGGTGAATATCACTAATAGCATCAATAAACCAGGTAGTGCGATACTTGATTATATGTTGAACAATCGTTATGGTTGTGCATTACCTTTAGATAGTATTGATACAGCAAGTTTGACAGCATTAGATACCTATAGCGATCAATTAATAGATTATAAACCTGTAGGTTGGATAACAGGTGATCCATATCAGCAACAGGCAAGATATCGTATAAATGGTCCTATAAGTACCGGAGATAGTTGTTTAAACAACTTGCAATTCTTAGTAGATAGTTGTGATAGTTGGTTACAATACAGCGAACTTACAGGTAAATGGAAAGTAGTCATCAATAAACTATATGATGGTTATCCAGTAGTATCAGGTTTATATGCCGTTAACAGTAGCAATTTAATAGGTGGTATCGAAGTAAGTCCGATCGATCTTAATGAAACTTATAATCAGATTGAAGTTGCATACCCAAATACAAATATCAAAGATCAAACTGATTATTATATCATAGATTTATTTGATACAGATCCAAATCTATTAAGCCCTAATGAAGCAATCAATAGATTGAATCTAACGCTACCGTTAGTAAACAATGCAGTACAAGCAAGATATCTGGCGGCAAGACGCATATATCAAAGCCGTGAAGATTTGACTATAGCATTTAGATTAGATTATAGTGGCATACAGTTAGAAGCAGGTGATGTTATTCGTGTCACGCATGAAGTATATGGATGGACGGATAAACTATTCCGTGTCAATACTGTAGCAGAAACAAAAGATGAGCAAGGTAATCTATTTGCAGATGTGCAAGCATTCGAATATAGTGATGCAATCTATGCCGATATTGTGCAAGATTATGTACCTGCATTCAATACAGGATTGACAGATCCTAACGTTATCGGTGTACCTGGAACACCTACAATTACTCCAAGTGATAATTTAAATGGGCAGGTTACTAGTTTTGATGTAACTAGTTATGTTCCTGATACAGGTCTTGTATTATATATGGATTTCAATTATGGTACATCAAGTAATGTTTTAACACATAGATTGTATCGAACTATCCAACAAAGTAATGGTGCACCTTTCATCAATAGTGATACTGCTAATAGCATTTATAGCAATGTAAGTGTAAATGTAAATGATTTAACTACAGGTAATTATTATTGGAGCGTTACCGCAAGAAATAATACTTCGGGAAAACGTTCAAATAGTAGTGGTGGATTCCAATGGTTAGGTGCAAATATAATAGCACCACTCGAATGGAATGTTTGTAATGCATCTAGTAATGGTAATTTAATTACAACTGATGCCGCAAGTAATATTGTATTGTATAGCAATATTACCTTATTATCTGGTAATGGAACATTTGCTAGCAATACATATATTAATAATGTTATAAGTAATACTCAATTTACCGTAACACCAACACCGACCGTAGCAATATCAAATGCCTGTTTGCAAATACAAAGTCAGGGTGTAAGAGGTAGTCAAGTACAAGGTAATACAGTAGCATATACCAATGTTAATAATAGTGCTAATCCAAATAGCAGACTCAAAGCAATAGCATTTAATGTTGCTGATTTGGCGGCTAATACAGTAACTTTACCTATCCCAATCGCTACGGCTGTTGTGCCTAGACCTGTTTATATTGATGGTGCAAATGTTAATTCTAATTATTATGTACCTTATTATTCCGGTACATCAAGTACTGCCAATGGTTATTTTGAAAATAGCACAGCACCTTATGAACCTGCATATGCATCATTTCAAGCATTAAGTGAAGGTGATGAAGGTTGGTATTATTTGATATATGGTCCACCAACTATATCATTAAATAACCAAGAAAATTTAATTTTATCATTAGAGGCTACACTTACTTCTAATGTTGACTCAATTGTTCAAATTTCTCATTTTTATGCTACTGCTAATTCATATCCTTCAGGAATAATTTATAGACAAACTACAGCAGATAGCATGTATATTGTGATGGGTGATACACCATATCAGGCACAATTAAATTATCAATTTCAAGCGGCAAATAATAATCCGATTGTACAAGCCGGTTTTATAATTAGAAATATAATCGGTAACAGCAGAGTAACTATACCTACAGCATATCTTGATATAAGTAAAGCAAGATTCCCTCCACCTTAAGGAACAAATTATGTTTAATTACAATGAACCAACAAAAATTTATAATATTAATCCTGCTATAGGATTACAAAAATTAGATGAAATAAATACTATTATTGAATCAGGATCTTTATCTGATTTTTTAGATTTTGCTAAATCTTATAATATTTTTCAAGATAGCAATAACAAATTTTATAAATTAAATTGTGAAAAAATTCGTGCTAGATTAGCAAAAGAAAATCTAACAGAAGATGCAATAAGACCGCAGGAATAAATTATGTCTAGTTATCTAATTCCATTTATACAAACAGGTATTGCAAATAGTTCTAATACTGCTAATACTTCAAATACCGCAAATTATGCTAATTTTGCAGGTAATGTAGTAAATGCTAGCCAACCTAATATTACGAGTGTAGGATCATTAAGTTCATTAGAAGTAACAGGTACATCTAATATAGCAAATTTAAATGCTAATGGAATAGTTAATTTTAATGGCAGTAATGTATCGTTGGGTTCAGTAAGTAATTTACATATCGATGGAGGCACCAATGGATATGTTTTACAAACTGATGGTGTTGGTAATTTAACATGGGTGGCACAAACTGGCGGTGGCGGTGGAAATGGCACACCAGGTGGTAGCAATACTCAAATACAATATAATAATGCAGGAAATTTTGCTGGCGCAATCGGATTTACTTTTAATAATGTTACTTCTAATATACAAGTCCCGCAATGGATAAATTCTGGATTAGCAAATAATAGTGCCTACCTTATAGGTTTACAAAATAATAACATACCTATAACTTCAATGGTTTTAGGCAATATATTTGCCCCTATTAGGAGTCAAAGTGCTAGAACTATTAGGCCAGGTAATTCTTATCAAACTAATAATATGGCATATATTTCAGGAAATGTAAGAACCAATAATTATAGTTCTGTATTTACTGCTAATGCACAGCCCGGTATGGCGGTAATTAATGCAGGCGGTTTTTCTAATACTGCTATGATACCTATAGTTTATAATAATGATGGTAATTCTAATATTGCAATATATTTTGGTAATTTAGCCAATAGTTCTTTTTCAAATATTACAAGTGCTTTTGGTGGTATAAAAGATACAATATGTTGTAATATTTCAGGTGCATCAAATTTTGCTTTCGTAGGTACTAATAATAATCAAAGTAATCTAAGATTAGGTGTGTATACCGGTGGTTTTTCAGGAATATCAAATTTAGTTTTACCAAATGCAAATTATCATCCTACTGGTGTTAAACCATGGTTTTCTAACACTATAATTTGTGCAATGAATAAAGATAACTTTACAGATTTATCACAATATATCATTGTAGAATATGCACCAACAGCAAATATTACTGCGTCCGGTATTATAGGAACAGTTAATAATTATTCAAGATTTGCTGATTATTTTACATTTCCGGTAGGTGGTACTTCAACTTATGATATTTTATATAGTTCATGGCCAGGTTCTGGATTAGGGAAAATTGCTATCCGTAGCACAATGAATCCTCCAACTTTTATTGAAACAAATTTACCTACAGTTACGCCTAATGCTACTACATCTTATGTATTTGATTGCAAATATGCAAATATTGGTGAAGGATCAAAAATCTATCTATCATGTTATGATAATTCTAATTCTGCAAGTAATACATATTTTGTAACTGGAACTATTGCTGGAAATTACACAGTTACTTTTAATACTACTGTAGTTGCCGCTAACGCACCAACTTCATTCGATGGATATTATAGTAATACTAGAAATAAGGGTGTTATGGTAGGTATAAAAAATCCATTAGATGGATCAAATGCATATGTTGTTATGTCTCATGATTACGGAAATAGTTGGTATAGTGCTAATGTATCATCAGAATCAATTACTAGTAATTTAACTGATTTAGGGTCAAATGCCTTTACTAGTATGAAACTAGTATCAGTTACAGCAGTTTCTAATATTAGTGGACAAGAAGATAACATCACTATGTTTTGTCAAGCAACATCTTCTCAAATGGATTTAGGAATTCCTAATATTAGTAATATATCATATAATAGTATTAAAGGTAATGCTGTAATTAATGATGCACGTATGGTATTCAGAGTATTAGGAGACCCTGATACTCCCAATATCTACTTAGATGATTATAATGGGATTTATAAAAATTTAGGATACACTGGCCCCTCAGGTACTAATAATAAGGCATTATGGGTAAAAACAGGTTGATATAAATAACTTATAACACCCTAGACTTGCGAGGTAGCAAATCAGGGTCATAATGCGAGGAAGCAGAGATGGCAAAATTCAGTCAAAACACGCTCAATCAAGTCGGTGGATTTGATGGGCAAGTACTAGCACAAGAACTAGTATATGGTCAAAAAGATTTCTGGAATCTAGTATGGAGTAACATCACTAGTTATCCAAGTGGTTGGCAGACAGGTACAACGCCAATCAATCTTACAGGAGCGACAATCGACGCCTCGATCATCAGACGAGCCATCACAAACTTCCGTGACAGTCGTAGTGGATATGATTTCACTATCACAGACTATCCATTAGTCAGTCAAATCACTACAATCACAGCGACAACTACAAGCACGAATGTATTGACTTGTGCAACTACAGCAGAACTATTCATTGGTATGCCTGTGCAATTTAAAGGTGCAGTATTTGGTGGAGTCGCTATCAATACAACATATTATGTCAAAGAAGTCATAGACGCAACAAGTTTTACTATAAGTGCGTCAAGAGGTGCGGCGCCAACATATACGCCAGGCGCAGTATTTGCATTATCAACTGCTACAGGCACTATGACTATGAATCGCATAGAGGCATTACCTATAGGTCTATCGATCACCAATCGTGTGGATGCGACAGGTAGTTTCACTATGGTCATTGATGAAGAAACATGGGCAACGATAGGTCGTGATAGTCTGCAAGTCACATATTCAGGACTTCCTGGAGATCCAGACTTAGGCATCAATGCTACTGATCCTGCGTGTTTTACAGGACGAATAAAAATCAGTTTTCCCGCAAATGGAACTACACCTGCTTATGATGAGAGCATATTCTTATTGTTCTTAGTCGCAAGCGATGGCGTTTATAATTAAGGAGACATTGACATGGCAAATCAAGTAAGTGTTAATGGCTCAGGTGTAGTACAAGTAAACATAGAACCAACACCAAATGTGGTAGTTCAAGTTGATCGTGCAATAGTACCACAAGGTGCTACAGGTGCGCAAGGCGCTACCGGACCGCAGGGACCTGCAGGCGCTACAGGTGCTAGTGGCATACAAGGATCAACTGGACCTGCAGGCAGCACAGGTGCGACAGGACCACAAGGAAGCACTGGAGCACAAGGTGCAACAGGACAAACAGGCGCAACAGGACCACAAGGAAGTACAGGGCCAATTGGACCACAAGGAAGCACGGGCGCAACTGGCGTACAAGGACAAACAGGAGCCACAGGACCCATAGGTCCACAAGGTGCTACTGGTAATATAGGACCTACAGGCCCTCAAGGAGCCACTGGCTTAACAGGAGCCACTGGCGTACAAGGTCCACAAGGTGCGACAGGAGATATTGGCGCAACAGGCTTAACAGGAGCGACTGGACCAATTGGTGCCACAGGATTGACGGGTGCGACTGGTGATGTTGGTCCAACAGGTGCGACTGGATTAACAGGTGCTACAGGCTCTTTTAGTGGTACATTGACATCCAATCTCAATGCTAATAATTTTAGCATCAATAATGCTAATG